AGCAGAAAGAAAAGCTGCTTGAGCTAACTGATCTTACTCACGCTGACTTCAAAAAATACCTTGAGTAAGCTGCAAGTATGCAGTAATCTAACCCATATAATAAAAGGAGAACTCAATGGAACGTAAAGGTTTCATAGGCGGCAGCGACTGCGTAAAAATTATGAATGGCGACTGGCTTGAGCTATGGCAAATCAAGACTGGTCGCATAGAACCAGAAGACTTGTTTCGCAATATTGCAGTACAACTCGGCATCTGGACTGAAGACTTCAACCTAGAATGGTTTGAACTTGAACATGATTGCGTACTGTCCAATCATCAGCATGAATACAAACAAAAGATTGGCACTGTGCCAGCCAAAGGTATGATTGATGCAAAGTGGGGCGACTTCATAGTCGAGGCCAAGCACACTAATCCATATAAATCTATGGATGATGTCATCGAATATTACATGCCGCAGATACAACTATACTGTCATCTTGCTAAAGCAGACGGTGCTTACTTCTCAGTAATCTTTGGTAATAACAAATGGGAGTCAGCACATGTCTCGTACAACCACAAGTATTTCAATTCTATGTGGGCGGTGGTGTCAGATTTCTGGGGTTACGTTGTACGCGACGAAGAGCCGATTGGTATTCAAGCGCCAGACATCTCCATTGACAAGGTTGAGGTGGACAACATGGTCAAGCGGGACGCCAGCACAGACAACCAGTTTATCGACGCAGCAATTACCTACATCGGTGGGTACGAACAAAACCGCGTGTTTGAGAACGCAAAGAAAGATCTCAAAAACATGGTCGGTAGCAACGAACGAGAAGTTTACTGCGACTACCTTACAATCAAACGAGACAAGCGGGGATCACTCCGCATAACAAGGAGAACTAACAATGACTAATAACCTCGACATCTGGGACAAGCTGGCCTCTTCAGACCCCAAATATCTGAAGAAGGTCAGCTTCGGCAGCCGATCATTCACCGCCATTGATCCACAATACCAAGTCAAAAAGATGACTGAGCAGTTCGGGCCAGTCGGTGAAGGCTGGGGTTGGCACAACACAACAGAGATTGTGCCTGTGAGCAACGGAGACAGCGCTGTGTTAGCGCATGTTACTGTTTGGCATGGCACCCCAGCAAATTCATTTGGCCCCTTCACAGGGTGCCGTAAGTTCTTTGATGCAACTAAAGGTCGTATGGCTGAGGATGCACCGAAGATGGCTATCACTGATGGCCTAACCAAAGCACTGTCGCACATTGGCTGTGATGCTGACATCTTCTTAGGTAAGATGGATGGCAACAAGTACGATCAAGACAGTGGTAACAAGAGCAGTGGCTGGTAGTCACACAACACAGGAGCCAGAAGCATGGCAGAATATGACGATACAAACAGAGGCGCAGCCTTTACACCATTCCCAACACAGCAAATGATCTTGCAAGGTAAGGTCAACGTCGAGGGCGTAGATTCAAAAGTAGTTCTTGTCAAAGACCAGACCAAAGACGGTCGTGGTATTGTTGAGGTCTATCAGAAGATGGCCGTAATGTTTGACAACGATAAAAAAGGCAATGATGCAGCACCCGATTACTCTGGCCCAGTTGGAGCAAATGGAGCAACTCACAGCACAATGCGAATTGCTGGGTGGAGACGCATGAAAGATGGTAAACCTTATATGTCTTTTCAGATAAGCGACAAACAACAAGGTCAACAATCTGCATCTTCCCCATTGCAAGAAGATAGCATTCCGTTCTAAGCTAGGCTTAGTTCTCCGAGGAGCGTCCTGCCCTCCCTCACAACTGCCCCGCTTAATTAGGTTTCGCACTGTTTAAGTGGGGCTTTTTTTTACCCAAAGGAGTTCATCATGAGATTAAATCACAGAAGACTAAAGTATTTCAGACAAATCCAAAAAGTAAAACAATTAGAAATGGCTAGGAGTCTTGGCTTAGATCAATCATTGCTTTCTAAATATGAAAATGGAAAGGTTCCAAATCCATCTGCTGCAATAGTTAAAACAATGGCTAATTATTTAAACTGCGAAATGACAGATCTTCTCTTAGCAGAAACAGATTACGAGCAAGAAGAATTTACCGAAAAAGAATATAAACAAACAATTCCAAATCGAATTGATATTCATGTTTATTTTCATTGGGGAGAATAATCAATGGAAACATGGGAAGAAATGACACAACGTCACAAGCAAGAAAAACTACAGCTAGTAAAAGCATTGGCGCAATCTCGCTGCACTCAAACACAAGCAGCAAAAATACTTGACGTAAAACTATCTGGCCTCAATAATTTCATTCATCGCAACAACATATTCTGGCCTGTCGTAGAGCAAGGAAGAAAGCAATGAAGATACACCCCGCACATGAAGTAGAGTTAGATTTTCTCAAGCGAAGAGTTGATACGCTAATCGATGAAGAAAACAGAACTGATCCACATCCAAATGTAAAACAAGACCTATGGGCAGCACGTTCTGAACTAAATCAATTTGTAAACAAACTAAGAAGTGAGGGCTATCACATATGACACAAGAACAATTACTAGCCGCAATGCTTGAAGACGCAAAACAAGTTAATAAAAGAGCTAGAGAAAGAGACGGGCAAAGCCGATTTCTAAAACAAAACAATACTGATTATTATATGGGCGGCAAAGATGCCAAGCCAGAAACAAAAGAAATAATCAGACTAGCCTTAGAAGGCAAAGACAAAGACTCTATATGCAGACGCATGTCCTTCATGGGATACAGTCGCGCCTTAACTATAAAGACTTTATCTCGTCACTCAGATAAAATTAATAACGCTAAAGCATTAGCTCAAAGTGAGGGCCATCAATGAATGGCCTTCGACCCTGCTCTCTACGTCTATCAACGTAAGCATTCATAGCTTCTTCCATTGTGCCATCCCATGTGCGGATGTCATCTATATGCCAAGCTGCTCCCCAGCGCACAGCCACACCAGCAGCATTAGCACCTTCCTTCATAGCGTCAGCCAAATCGTCATACAGATTAAGCTCCCAAGAACCACGGCCCTCAATGTAAGCCATCAGATCAACAGCCAATCCATCTAAATGCTTTGACTTCATGGTCTGGCTAGCGCCCTTAGCTACTAATGCTTTCTGCATTTCCAAAGTACGCAAGCCTTGAATAACTCCGAAGTCTGTCTTCGTTGCTGTGATTGCAAACTTAACTACAGAAACCATGCGCTCATCTACGCCCTGCATTCTATCAAGACTGCGCTGCGATAATTTAAAACTCATTTCTTTAATCCCTTCATGGTTCGTATACCAAAGCTTGCAGCAATAGAGGCATACATTCCCCACTGTACCCAGAGCGGTGTGGTTTCTAAGTTAGCAAATCCAATAGCCATTACATCCTGCATAGAAGGAATAAAGTTCATGCAAAGAATAGCTACAAAAACTATAGTCCATAGCTCATCTTTCCAACTATCCTTCGATGCTTCGATAGCTGACTGCTCCCAGTCCATCTCACCAGTAGCTTGCTTGAGTTTGATCTCCGCATTAGCCTTCTGGACAGCAGCCTTACCGTCTAGGTAACTGGTTGCTAGCCCACCTAATGCACCTACAATCTGACCAATCATTTCTCAGACCCAACCCAAACTGCAAACGCACCAGTCATAGCGCCAGTAACAACACTAATCAAAGCACTCTGTTGTGTAGTCAAATCAGGCTGGCTTAACGCCCACTCGATGCAGCGAATGTACATCAGTGTCATCACCAGCATCATCAAGCGCGGCATAATCTTCCAAGCAAGTATCTTTTCCATAGCTATAGTCATATCTAAACCTCTATATTTATGTTCGTTCCCTGTGGTCTATCAGCAGTGGTCTTAGTGCCGAACCTATCATAACCCTTGCCTAAATCCAACTTCTGTTCTCTGAGGGCTTCTAGGTGAGTGTGGTTAGCCCTGTGTTCTTTAGCTACCCTCTGCTCTGCAAGGTGAGCCTCTATACGTTCACGAGTTTGTGATTGCTGGTGAATATCACTGCCAACATTGAAAGGTGAAGATCCAATGCCACTAACACCGTCAGCCATTACCACCACCCAGCGCCAAGGCCAGTCAACCATGTGCCGCCTACTATAATAGCAGCCAACATTATCAACAGCAGCACAACCAACATCGTTTCAAAGAAAGCAGCCTTGCGTTCTTGCTGCCGGTACAGCGTTTCTTCTCGCTCTTTCTTAATCTTGCGACGAAGCTCAACCATCTCGCGCCATGTTCCATAGCCAAACCTGTTATTCAGCATTTGCTGCAAGTCTTTTTCTTGCTCGGCCAGTTTTTTCTGGTGAATAATAATCTGCAACGCTTCCTGCTCTACAGATCCAGAAGCAAATAGCTTGGTAAAGATAGGCGGGTTTTTACGCTGTTGCTCCGCTCGGCCAAGATCTGCCGCAGCCCCGTACCATTTACCCAGTTGACCCGCTACATCTTCTAACTCACGGCCTGCATACACCAGCTTCTTAATCATATTGTAACTGGCTGTCGCTGTGGCGATAGCTGTCATTGGATCAATCATGCGTCCTTACCTACCTTGATGTAAGAAAAGCATGGAGCTTTATACGGCACACGAACTGTATATGGATAATACTTATAAATCCCAGAAGGGCACCGATATATGCAAGCAGTGTAAAGATGACCGTAAGTCATCACGCCCACCGCTATGCTGGTGAGCGCACAGATCATTAGCCGATCATGTTCATGCGGAGAAGCAACACAATAATAAAGCCAGATGTACCAATCATAATAGCTTCAAGGCGCTTCACGCGGTTAAACAAATCTTTGAACTGGATTTCCATTTCGGTTTTAATAGCCACGATGTCTTTCTCCAAACCATCGATGCGCGTGTGAGCCGATGATACTGTGCGCTTGTCCATTTATTTATTCCTCTTGAGCCGCCAGATGCGCAGCATAAGCAGCCTTAACCGCATCACTGAATACTGGAGTACAGATAGCAGATACGCCTGCATCCTCTGCTGAGAGATCAGCATCAGGCATTACCACATGACGGTGGAATGTACGGCTGATTTCTGTGCCATCCTCTGCAATGATGGTTGCTGTGCGAACCTGCACTACAGACCAATCACCTTTGTTGATGACTTCGATCTTGTCGTTGATAGTTGTTTTAGTAAGAGCCATGTTTACCTCCTATGGCTGGACTGTCCACGCACTAGGCGCATTAAACGTCTGTTGATCCTGCAAACTCAGAAAGAGTTTTCAAATGTTCGTATGCTTGAGCAATGAAGTTATCACCATCAAGATTTACTTGAAAGTTATAACGGCGTTCACCTGTAATCTTGTTGCTAGTAAATGAAACATAAGCAACAGCATTTTCTTTAGTTGCATTTACATTCGTGACTTTGATGTAAACAGTGTCCGAAAGATTTGCGTCAACTACACCACAAAGCCCGTTGTCATTGACAGAGACTTTGGTGTTGATAGAGATAGTTTTTTGAAGTGCCATTATTTTCTCCTTAGAGGTCTGCGCAAATAAATTCGACACCAAACAAATCATACTTTGCTCTGCCGATTTCTTTATCTGTGCTTGTTAATGTGAATTGCGGGTTTAATGTTACAGTGTTTACGTCAAACAAAGAAGCTCTTGCTACGGATTGAAATCCAGTCGTTAGCCCAACACTTGCACTTTCAGAAATCAAAGCCCCTGCCATATTGTTAAATGTTATTACTGTAGCTTTTATATATGCGTTGTCATCGTCAACATATATTGTCAAATAGCAAGTAGATTTATCAGAAATTGTTAAGCTGGAATCTAAAACAGTTTCAGAGCCTCCAACCATATAACAAAGAGACATTGTTGAAGCACTTACATTTCCTGGCACGGCAACTATTTTTAAATAAATTCCATCATTTGTTGTGTCAGAAAGTAATCCAACTTTAGCATCAAGACGTGGGTTCCAAGCTACTGGTGTGCCCGCACCAGAAAAACCATTGATTTGTTTTCTAAATCCAATTTTAAATTCTGGAAATTTAGAAATAGTGCAAGCCGTATTTGACAAAATAAGTTGCGATGTGGCTGTGGTTGCAACAGTGTTAGTCAGCAAAACAGAAGAACGGCGAGAAGAACCAACTGAAACAATATCTCCTGCTTGGCTCATTCCTGTAAGAGTGAACCGTGGATCTAAGCTATTAAAGCATGGATCAAGAATTTCTTTTTTTCCACGTTGAGCTTTTGACTCATCCAAAGAAGCAAGTGTTACTCCAGTTGATAAAACACGATATTTCTGAACATTTTCACCCCAACCATCATGAACAAAAATGTCTGGTTCAAGTGTTGACCATTTATCTGGGCCTATCAACTCATAGAAGCCATTGCCCCAATTAATCCCTGCTGCGTTTTTATGCCATCGAACAGTTCTATAGCCACCAGAATCCCAAAGGGTTGTATTGTTTATTCCAGCTAATTCAAAAGTACCAAGATTTGAGGTATTTGTTTGATAAGTACCATCAAAATAATTTCCAATCATTAAAGAGGGATCGTTAGCTACTCCATTACTTATGTAACGAACACCTCCGCAAATAAGATTTAAATTTCCAAATGTGTTTCCTTGGATATATGATCCACTGTTATCAACCTCAAGCAATATACACGCCTGTTGCACACCTTCAGCAACAACTGCTATATCGTGCATATTGTTATAAGCCATGTAGCTGCTATTCGTCATTTTAAAATGAATAGCAACACAATCTGCTAAATTCCCCACAATGGTTAATTTAGATAAATCAATGGCGTTCATCTGATAAGCACTGCCAGTGTTGCCATCAAGTTTAATTACGGTGGCAGTATGAGATGCATCTAATACAATAGATAAATTATTTAACTTAAAAGCTGTAGTTGAATTAATCAAAGAAACATTAGCATCTAAGTTAATTATTGTATTTCTTCCAGCCCCGAAAATTCTTTTATTGCCCAGAACGCCTAACTCTAATGTATCAGTAATACTATATGTGCCTTCTGGAATGTATATGTCACTTCCTTCTGCAATAGCAGTATTAAATGCTGTTGTGCTATCAGCAACTCCAGTTGGGTCAGCACCATAATCCAATACGTTTACTGGTGCGCCAGTTTTCATAGAGTTGGTAACTTTAGTCAGTGACATTTTTTATCTCCATCAAACGAAGTAAGTAATTGAACCTGATAAAACAGAACCATTAGTAACAGCACTTCCGTTTAGAGTGCCAAGAGCAGGGGTAAAAAATAATGCCCTTGCAATTCCAGAAAAAAATGAAACATGAGTTATAACAGAGTTTGAAGTGGTATTTCTTCCTATAGGCCCAACATAAATATAATTTGAACCCCCAACATCAGGAACAAAAGGAACACTTACACCTGTGTTTCCTCCTGTATTGGTGTTTGTATTTACATGCATAAAAAAGAAAACATTTACTTGACGACCTATTTTTGTATATCGCCCAAATTGCGATGTGTAGGTAACTGCTCCGCCTGTCATTCCCTCTAAAGCTGGAGTATAAGTCCCCTCTTCATAGTCATCGAACAGTTCACTTGTGCCAGTGCCAGAGGTGGCAGAGAAGTCGATGCCTTTGCCTGATGTGCCGATGACAAGGTTGCCAGACATAACCTCAACATTTCCAGCAGTAGTAATTTTTAATCTTCCAGTGTTATTGGACTTTAATTGTAATTCGTGATTGCTGTTAGTTCCTATGACGCCTCTGGCACTTTGGGCTTGCAGGTTTATTAATGCACCACTAATTCTTTCTACTTCTACCTCACCATTGCCAGCCTCTGTAACTTTTACTTTGCCGCCAAAGTCACCAGTACCAGTAACATCAAGATTGCCATCAACCTTAAGGTCTGAATTAACGTCAATATCCCCATCGAAAGTTAATTGCCCATCAATAGTGACATCGTTAAATGTTGGGTTGCGACCAAAAATACCGCCTTGTTGTTTGATTGTCATATCTTCACCTTATGTATCCGTTGCTATAGTTTTAACAGTTCCATCGCCAAACTTAACTTTTAAGTCTCCATCAGCACTATCAACATAAATAAATGCTTTGCCAGAAGCTGTAGCAGGAGCTGTTACTCCATCAACGATAGCCATCTCATTAAATGATCCCGTCATTGTCATTTTTGATAGGGAGTCATCCGTAAATTCTATCCCCTTCAAAGTGCCATTATCAGTATTATTGAAAAAACCAATTGACGTAGCCCAACCAACGCCGCCACCAAATCCTCCAGTGACATTATTTAGTGTGTAGCAATTTTGAACTCTACTACCAGAAATCGCAGTCGGCCAATACCATCCATACCCCTGACCACCTGTCTTGCCAGAAGTTGTGCCATTGAGAGCCATGCACCCAACAAACTGCCCTGTGCTAGATGACTCTAAGTTGTAACCATGATAGGTGCCGTTCTGGGTCGTTCCATCCACCCATGAGTTATCAACAGCCTGACAGCCTGTGAATTGAGTCCTTGAAACATTAGTAGACAGATCAAACCCATGCTGTGTATTCCTGCTAGATAAACAGCCGACAACATTACAGCTTTGTACTGTGTTGAAATCAAACCCAGACCCAGTATTGCTAATTGCAATGTTGCCGTCAAATGAGCAATTTATTACTGATATAATTGAGAACCCAGAATATGTTCCACCGACCCCGTTGCCTTCGGCAACATTATTTGAGAATACGCTATTGCGTACCACAAAGTCTGTGCCATCACTGGTTCCTTTTACTTCATATCCAAAAAAGTTGTTGCCCTCTGCAACATTTCCGTCAAGAACAGACTCAATAAATCCGTCATAAAAATCAAACCCATCACGGTCATTGTTTCTTGAGGTGTTCCCCAGAACCCTACTGCGTCGGGTTCCTTCAGCTATCTTAAATCCATCATTCTTACAATCTTTTGCATCGTTACCTTGAAGCAAAAGATATTGTGCTTTGTGGGCTATAAACCCTGTCGATTGAAAATTTCGTAAGATATTCCCTTCAGCAATATTGTGATCGTTATTGCCGTAAGACCCTGTATCATTATCAAAATGCAATCCATAATGTCCACCAATAATTTGGCAAAATCTAACTGAACATTCAGAGGCGTTTGTGAATGTAATGCCATTACAGTTAGCCCTCGTCTGAGCTAACTTAGTTGCATTTGCGGTGCCATCAATTCTTATGCCTCTGATATGAACATCACTAGCAGTAACACTAATTGCTGGGCGATTAATTGCTGAAGAAGTATAAATTAAATTTGCAATCTCTAGCCCATCCCCGATAATAGTTTTGTTTGTAGCAGAAATTAATATACCATATGAACCATTTTTATCCGTAATTTTATAATTACCTGCTGGGATTCGTATAACGTCTGAGGATGAATCAATCGCAGCTTGAATAGCATCTGTGTCATCCGTCACACCATCACCGACAGCACCGAAGTCTTTGACCGATACAGTGTCTTGCAGCTTGCTTGTCAGTGTACGATCCTGTGCGCCTGTGCCGCCTTGGTTGTAGGTCACGACATCAGGATCAGTTGTTAGCGAGGTAACAGCATTACCAACAATAAACTCAATTGCAGAGTTCAAAGGTGGGGCTTCTGAGAATGTCAGCGTAGAACCACTAATCGAGAACGTGTCTTTGTTTTGGTAAACACCATCGATGTAAACTTGGATGTTGTTTTTGGAGCCAGCCGCTTCTGTAGTGCTAAACGCAACTATAGTACCGTCACCAGTGTGGCTTGCTTTAGTATAGTTAGCTCCAAGAACGCTGCCTGTTAGTAAGTCGCCAGCAGCTTGCACTTGGATGTCGCCTTCAGTATCAAAGCTAAGAAGCTTGTCAGCGCGTGTAGCAGCGTCAGGAAGCAGCAAGTTAGCTGCCGCAGGGTCATAGTCGGTAATCCGAATAGACCGCTCTCCAAGGTCTTTATTATCAGCCGCAATAGCAGTTAGCGTATCTAGCTGTGTATTCAAAGCAGCGCGGTTAATATCTACGCCAGCAGTAAAGTCTGTAGTGCGCTCAATTGTAGTATCACGAGTGAAGATAACAGTCTTAGGGCCAGTCACTGTCATAGTAACAGTCCCTGTGGAGCCAGCCCCACCAGTTACCGTGTAGTCAGTCGTAATAGTTTGCAGGGTGGTGTCGATATAAACATTAAGATCTGAGTCATCGAAGAACTCAAATGGCACAGCAAAAGATGTCTGCGTTACGCCAGCTGCAACTGAGTAGCTAATACGCGGATTGTTAGCGGAAATGTCTATTGTCATGGTTCACCTCTTTGTTCTCTTCTCACACAAAGAAGCGAAGAAGATCAATGCACAAATAATCTAGGACAAATCAATATCGCCCAAAACCAAGAGGAGCATCAAGCTCGCCCTCAATCATATTGGTAAATTCATTCATCTTACCTTTCCAAAACCACATTCTGGCAAAAGGTAAATTACGAATAACTTCTTTGGTGCCCTCACCAATATTGCCCGTAACTAAATCATAAGACCCACGAGCAAGATCAGTGGCAATGCTAGGGCCAGCGCCTAGTAAACCATTTGCGGCATCTAGTGCATCAGGTTTTTGAGGGAAGCGAGGCTGAAGAACACCGCCAGTTAGATTAGGCCCACCTAATGCTAAGCTAGTAGACATAGCTGTGTAGAACATATCAGAATACAAAGCAGTAACGCCTGAATAATCAAAGGATCTAGCAAGTTGATCTTGGAAACTCATCTCTACAAAGTCAGGCGTTTTGTATTGCAACACCATGTAGCCCAAGCCCATAGCTAAAGCTGTACCAATCCACTGGTTCTTTAGCTGTCCATGCCCGTATGCCGCTGTAATCTTGTTTACCGCAGCTAAACTGTAGCTGTAGAACTGAAACGGTAGACCAAGTAATCCGCTTTCAATGCGAGCGTATCCCTTAAACTCTCTGTCTTCTTTCATGCCAAACTTTTCAGCAACACGCATAGGAATGTAGGCAATACCGTCAGTAATTATTGGCTTATCTGCTGGTGTACCCATTAGGATTGTATTCATAATCCCAGAGCCAAGAGCATTGCGGAATGTACGCACAGTCTCAGGATCTACTCTTGCTTGTTTTTCTATCTCAGCAATAGCCAGATCATTTATTGCATTTTCATACGCAGCCTTGCTTTCTTTTCTTCTCATATCAAAGCCCATATCTTTGGGCCTGTTGAGTGAGTGCATAATCTCATGCATCTTAATGAAAGTCACATAATCTTCTGGCGTATTGATGATACCTTTTTTAACAGGTTTAACGCCTTCAACTCGTGGGTTTTCCCAGCCGCGTTGTTCATACATTACATTCTTAATGTACTCTTCATCTATGTAAATCTTTTTCTCAGAGTCACGGTAGAATGCTGGCTTGTAGCGACCGCCCTTAGTAAACTCATCTGTTGGACCAGATATAACTTCAGCTTTAGTCGCAGGGAACTCAATGGTATTAGTCCATGCTTCTGTGTTTGCCATATACAAACCAGACTCAGACTTCTGCCAAGGTGCATTTGCAAGCTTCTTAGCATCTTCTAAGTCAATGTTGTAACGCAGCAGATACTCTTGCTCTTGTTTTGTTGCTTTGCCTTGCGTCCAGCGAACAGAGTAATCAATAATGCTATGAGAGCGCATCATAGCGTCAAAGTCTTTGAAGATACGAGTAATCGGGCCAAGACCGTTGAGCAGATAGAAAGGCTCTTTAGCCTTATCCAGTATATCAGATCTAAACGGATTATTGTTTACATCATCAACAAGACGCAGATGCGCCGAGTTCATAATATTATCTAAGGCCTCACCAGCTAGTCTGCCCTCTTTGCCACCAAGTCTTAGCTGATTGTTCTTCATTACTGAGAATAAGCCACGGAACGTAGGTCCAAGCCCATGCTCCATCATAATCTTAGCTGGCTCAGTTATTGTAGATATACCAGCAGAACCTAGATAGTTTAGCTGTGCAAGGCTACGAAGAACTCTAGCTGTTGATTGATCCCAGCGATCAGGATCACGCTGCAAACCACCCGTAACTCTTCTATACAAGTGACGCATATCACGCAAAGCGCGGTTAGCTTGCTCTGGTGTGTTGCCAGCATCTAGCATTTCGTTGAACGTATCATCTAATACATCGTCGATAGATGCCCCATCAAACTGTCGAGAAAACTCATAGCGAGTTCCAGTACGCTGAACGTATGCCTTCATTACAGCAATCGGATTAGTTTGAATGAAGTCTAAAACCAGTGCGTTTGGAATATCCACTAGGCGGTGCTTAAAGTGCTTTGATTTACCAGCGCCATAGTAACCAGCCTCAGGATCTAAGATGTCCTTGATGCCAATAATGTTATCTATTGTATCGTCAACACGCGACTTGATAGCAGCTGGATCTGTAGATAACTTTAATTTGCTAAACTTACCGTCTTTCTCAACAACTATTGACGGATTATTCTTGTACCAATCTGTAAGGATGCGCTCAAACTCTTCGCGGTTTGCCTTGATTGCATCCTGATCCCAGTATCTAGGACGAAAGATCTTTTCATTAGCTGGCATAACCTCATCAGTTATATCATCTAAGATAGCACGAGCCTCATCTACCTCATCGCTGTAGCGCCGCACCTGAGCCTCTAGCTTCATACGGTAGTCTATGTTGCGAGCAGTTTCTAAACGCTTCTGTGCGCCCTCTATGCGCCCCTCACGACCTGTTATAAACTTTTCGTAGTGTGCCTTAGATCCAATCAAGCCTTGCTCGCTAAGACGAGTTTCCCAAGTCTTGTAAAAGTTATTAAGCTTATTCATTGCTTGAGCTTCAAAATCATCAGCAGCTTCAACACCACGCATTGCTTTTGAGTCTACGCCCTCAAGCCATGTCTCAAAGTCTTTGCGCTTAAATGTATAGTCCAGAGGATTAACCACACCCTTACCAGTGCTTTGCCCCCAGATTAATAGCATATCATCATATGCTTTTACCCATTCGCCTTCGAGCAGCTTAGAGTTCTGGAAGACTGAGTTACCTACTTTTTGACCTTGTTTGTTTGCTGCAAGCAGTATGCCAGAATCGTTAGCTATTTTGAGTGTACGCAACTTAACTGAGTTCGGGATGCTGTTATCAGTAAGAATACGTTTCATAGGAGTAGTTACTCCTTTGTATAGCCATGAGTCAGTAAACAAACTTGGTGCTATTTCAGCAACAGGCTCACCTTCAACTGGCTCAATTTGCTTTTGCAGATTAGCTATCTCTTCTTCAGCAGACTTTTGCGCGGCAATCCTTCTTTGCATTGGGATTGTAACCAAGCCACTAATGGCACCGCCAAGAACAAACGAAGCACCAATGTTTAATGCTGCCTCTTCTTTTGTAGCTAAAGGATCAAGCGGATAGCGAATAGCTTCCTGACCAGCAACAACAGCAGCCGTAGACGCACCACCTCTAACAGCAGCGCCAGCAAAAGTTGCAGCACGAGCAAACGGAATACCAATATAGTTAATAGGATCAAACAGTTCAGCAGCAAACTGAGGAATAATACCTGACCTAGAAAGATCTTGGCGTGTCTTTAGCCCATCTCTTAGGTTTTGAACCAAAAACTCCATATGCTCTTGGCTTGTAGCTCTAAGCAATGTCGAGCCATACTGCTTCATATCATCAGGAATATTATCTATTGCCCTATATCCATCTTGAGGCAACGAAGGAAAGCGAGCTATTTCCTGCTCTCTGCTTATTAGCGGATCGTATTTGTAGGCCAATGAAGACTTAACTGTATCTATGAAAGAAATATCGGGCAGAGGTGTTACCCTTTGCCCTGTTTCAATCTCTCTT